GTATTGTTGAAAGGCTAAATAAATTAGAAACATCTGACACTCTCTTTCAAGCTGATCTTTTAAAAAAAGCTGAACAAGAACCAAAGAATCTAGAAATGTATATGCTCATAGAACACCTTGCAGGTCAGATTGAATCTATTGAAAAAGAAATTGAAGCATCAAGATATAACAAAGTAAACATTGACCACCTTAAAGAACAGGTAGATATGTTACAAAAAAAATTAAATGGGAATCATTAATGGTAGAAATAGTATTTGCATTACTTATGTTTGTAGACAATGAGATCAAGGAACATCGTATTCAGGACTCTCTATCTATCTGTCTTAAAGGCAAAAGAGAGGCTGAAAGACAATTAAAAAATAACAGTAGTGTATCTTATAAATGTATTAAATCTAAGGCTGAGATTGAAATATATATGGGAAAAAAATCTATTAAAAAACTTATATTAGATTAACTATAGTCTCTCTCTATAATCATTTCTAAATAATGAATAGCTTTTTCTATATCTTTCTTTTTACCCTTATTCTTATGTCGGCATATGTACTTAATAGCATTGCCTTCGGCGAATGGTAAATTATTTTCATTAATAAAGTATGCAGGTTGAACTTTCATCTTTGAATAATGATTACCATCAATTTGTTTATTTAGTGTGTCGTAAGTCATATCTTTAAACATATCTATATCAGTCATTAAAATTTTAACCTATAACGACCAGGACGATTCTCTCGTTCTGGTTTTTGTTTTTTATAATAGTTTCTACGTAGTTGTTGTATATCACTCTTTAGAGCTTTTGACATTTTTAAATGTGTATAATCAGGATCCAAATCAGCTAATCTACATATCACTCTAAAATCAATTGAATTGCTGACAAGCCAAGCTCTTGCTTGATCTCGATGATATGAATAATATCTATCATCACCTTTATAAGCAGCATCATGTATTGCTTGGGTAATTACATTAAGAAACATTCTTTGCTCAGGAGTTCTCATCTATGACTTCATAGGTCATACGCTGATCAGCAGCATCAGTCTCTTGCCAGTTCAAAGTTTTTGGATCTATGGCTCGGACTATCTTTAACGCTTCTTCATCAGAGTCTGCTCGAATAATAATCTCAGTATATGCAGGTAAAATTACCCATCTTTTAAACTTATAAATCATATATTATTTTTACGTCTACTAGCTTCTAAAGTTCTAAATAGATCTATGATAAGAGCTTCTTTATCTCTCTTATTATCTAATGTATTAGATTTAACTTCTGCTTCAAACAACTCATCCACTGCTTGTTTATATATATCACTAGCATAATATGTTTGTTCTTTTGCAGATATACTTTTATCTTCCTTGTTACCAGTTATATGTAATGCTTTTTTACGTTTAAGTAATCTATCTAAATACTTAACATTAGCATTAGCACTTGCAGATTCTTCATCTGTATCAGCAAGATACTTTAAGGATTCTTCCAATCGCTTTTCTGTAATCACTTTTATCCTCCTTTAAATATAATTTATATAATTTCAAAACCAAATCATCCCTATTATAAGTGTTTATACCCATCATTTCTAGTTCTAATTTGAACAAATGCATCCGAAAAAATCTCCTGTTCCATCATTCATCACGTGTCGATTTATTTCATTATAATATGTTGTTAAGTGTAGTCTTAGTATATCACATAGATCAAAGCAACTGACCTCAGTAAAGAGTTCAATTCCTTTCATCATTTGTTTTGTGATTGGTACTAGACTATACACTCCATCATTTAGAAGTATTAAGTCCATAAGATCTTTCTGTTACTGGGCAGGGAGCACCCACCCAGCAACGATCATTAACTCTAGAGGGAGATAAATGATTCTGTTAAAATGGAGCCTCGTCTCCATCATATTGAGCATTTAATATCTTACGCACATAGCCATCAATCTTGTCAAAGTCTACATCATTGCCAGATTGTATAGCAGCAGATAATAAATTACTCATAGTTAATCTGTATTTTTCTTTCCATTGTGCAGCAGGATCTTTACCTGTAGCACTTGGTGTTGCACCATTTGGTACAGCAACTTCACCACTTAACAACTCAATCATACTTGCAGTTTGATACTGTTTACCTGATTTACTTGTTCTTACTGGTTGAGCTGCAATCTTCAATCTAGCACCTTTCTGCCATCTTGAAGTACCGATAGCTTCACCATAGATAGTCATATCTGTACCATCGTCTTTGGTTACGTATACAGTTACACCACCATCATCTTTTTCAAATGCTCTTTTAAATGAGCACTCAAATGTTTCATTTTCCATATGAACCTTCCTGTTTATTTTATTTAGTATTTTTCCAAACTTCTGCATTGCAAATATATAGACTATTTCAATACTTTCGTCCAGATTTCTTTAGCAAATTCTTCAGATCCAGGACTACCCTTCCATCTAAAGTTGTCGCATATCAAAGGAAATATGCGTACAACGTCATCTTTAGTTTTGCATATTTCTAGTATATGTTCGATATGTTTCATTGCATTGATTAGATCCTGTAAATGATCTCTATCTACCATATCAACACAATATACATCTTTTGGAGAACAATATAATAGCATTGTTTCTTTGCCAAATAGATCTCTATATAAGCATTGCTGACGTACATCAGCTGCTTTTGGATACCATTTTGGGTCTACATGACCTGCTTTAAGTCGTCTAATATATGCTGTTGCTTTAGTATCAACTATTACATCTTTAAACTCAAAGTCAGTTTTACCAATAACATCATACTTTAGACCATATTTTTCACCTGATATCTGCATTTCATTTTGAAATGATACTACATCACCAAACTCTTTTAAATTTTCAACAAACTTATTAGCAATAATTGGTGCCCAATCATACTCATCTTCTGAATGATTACGTCCAGGATTTTCTATGTATTTAACTTTTGCATAATCTGTGATAATATTTTCATCACTGATTTGGTTTGATAATGCATGATGTGCAGCATCTTCAGCTGCTAATCCCATTACCATTCTTGCATTTGGATCTGACTCAAAATCAAACAACTCATTGATAATCCAAAATGGTGGACTATCAATAAACGTATTAGTCTTGGAGGCAGAATGTCTATATTCAATTTTCATAATTATCTCCTCATGGTTATTAATATTCAAAAATATATAAGTAATACCTATAACATACCAATAGATATGTTAAAAGGTAAATCAGCAATAACTGACAAAGAACATTATAATTTATACAACTTATCAATTATATTGTCCTGGCTATTGCACCCTACAAAAGCGTATGGGTGTAAAAGCCTAATAGCTCGTCATCATTGTTGTAATAAAAATCGTGTATTTAGATTATACAAATTGTATAATACTAATGATAAATTTAGATCTTTTGTTGATAAAGCAAAAGACAAGTATACAAATACATATGCGTAAAATAGAAAAACCTGAACTTATATCTACTATCAGAGATAAAAAAAAAGTTTGGTTAAACATTAGAGAATCTAGACTAATGTATATGTTTCATCGTAAACTTATATCTATGGAAGAATACGAAGCAGGATCTAGATACAGATTGATGTGTGAACTTATGGGTGGCAGCACAGGTAACTATCTAAAAGACAGAATAGATGGTTCTAATACTGACTTTATTACTTCATCTCTTGGAGCTGCATGTGCAGTCAGAGATTGCGATAATGAAATTGGTCCAACTATAGCTGAATGCATGAAGTTATTTTGTTGGTTTAATTATGGAATAATTGAGATAGCTCACATTCTTGGATTGACAGAACGTAAAGCATCAAATAGAACACATGAAGGACTAGCAAGACTAGCAATATATTATGGGTACACGAAAGTGCATAACACTATCAGAGGACAAGGAACTCAAAATAAAAGACAAAGTTTACCTAAAATGGGTAGCAAGTAATCCTTGTATAATATGTCAACAAAATGGCTGTAATGCTCATCATATACAATATGCCCAGCATAGAGGAATAGGTCAAAAAGTAGGTGATCAATTTACTTTACCTTTGTGTGTCAAACACCATCATCAATTACATAACTGTGGTATGTCAGAACGTAATTTTTGGGAAAAAATTGATATTGATCCTTTACCTATATGTAGTATTTTCTATAAACACTACCACGAAATGTGGAAAAACAAGCATTTTTTTTATGATGATTCACTACTTTGGATTAATGTTTATAACAAACTTGTACCTAAGATCAAAAAAAGTATTGATTTTCTCCTGCAACCCAAATAGTTATTTAAGTTATCCTCGCCAGAGGTACGTGTAAACATGACTAAGATAATCAAATTTCCTAAGCGATCTAAAGCTTACTCTGATAAATTTCTCAGGACTGTAAAACCTGATGTGATTGGTGACTTTATCAAAGAAGCTAATCCTCATCTTACACTTAAAGCTGCTGACGCAATGGCATTAGCCATTATATATAGCACATACTTACAATTAGTCTTTGAAGAAGAAGGTCAAACTATCGTACCTTTTGATGAAGTAGAACAATATATATGGGCAGCTCATGACAAAAAGACGTTACACTAAAAAAAAGAAATCAGTTAAAGACAAAGACACTACAGATATACCTTATACCAAAGTTAGAGTTGAATGGGTAGATTGTGTTAGTGATAGTGCATGGGCGTCAGATAAAGAATTTAAAAATATGAAACTGGCTACACCAGTTAATGAAGGTTGGATCTTCTCTAAAGATCGTAAATCAATAAAATTATTTGCAAGTTACGATAAAGAAGATGATGGTACAATAACCTTTGGTGATCGTACTATGATACCTAAATCTTGGATAGTTAAAATTACAGAAATTTAACCACCCACCAAGTCTCCCTGATGGGTGTATCTATTTGCTTGGGTTTTTATTTTATAGAGATCTCTCCTCTACAAATAGAATTTTATTAAGTACCTTTCTTCATGTACTCTTGAATAACAGCTTCAGCTCCTTCATCATACTGAGGATAGTTAATACTTTCTAATCTAGCTTTAGATTTTTTAAGTTCTAATTTAACATGATCTTTAGCTTCTTCTAAAACTTTAACTAACTCAGGATAGTTACCATAAAAGATTCCATATATGGATAAATCATTTATCGCTGCTGTCACTCGATTCAGACCTTTTATTCTTTTTTCTATTCTTAGAATTTCTGAGTCCATTTTCTTGCTCCATTTCTTTTATTTTAAGTTTTAATTTATCTATTTCTAATTGCTTACTAGCAACTAAAGCTCTCCATTGACCTTCATTCGTCATGTTTTTCTCCTGTTACATCTAAATGTGTTTGTATTCTAGTTATATCATCACGATATTCTTTTGCCCATTCTTGCATAATTAAAGAATGTTTATCTTTCATAAAACCACATTGTATAGCATTATCTATAATAGACAATGATTCCATAGCATCATCCATTTCATTTTGTAGTTTTTCAAGTTCATGACGTTTTGCTTTATTTTCTGTTTGCAAACTACCAATATCATGTTTAGTTTGATCAGTCATTTAGTTCTCCTCTAGCTTTGTTAAGTTTATCATTAGCTGCTTTATCTACTGCATCTTTTAATGTATTGTATCTAAGTTCAGCTAATTGTGTTTCTTCTCTTGCCAAATCTAGATCTTTACGTAGTTGAAGTATATCATCACATTTAAGTTTTAATTTTACTCTTAACTCAGCAACTAGATCATGACAATCTTTCAGAACCTCGCTTAAATTACGAGGCTCTGGATTTTTTATTTTTTCACGCAGCTTCATCTTTCACCTTTTCTATGATAGCAACATTACCTGCAACAAAGTCACCTTCAATACAAGTTCTTCCAGTTCTTTCTTGCCAAGCATACCATGCTTTGGTTGCTCTATCATTTTTTACAAAAGGATTTTTGAGTTTACTTTCTTCATCACAATAAATATCAAAAGTCCTATTAGATATAGTCTTATCATATCCATGTAAAATTTCAATCGTATCACAACCTATTAGTGGATACATATCTTGAAATGAAGGTTTTTTGGTAAATTCAAATGTGTCACTACCTGTTATTGGTAGTCCACCAGCCATTTCTGCTTTCCATATATGTAATTTATACATCTATCCTCCTATCTGTTTTTTTTACCAAATAGAACTCTACCATCTGAATGGATCTGTTCTATTATACCTTTTTGTACCATTAAACCTAATACATATCTAACAGCACTATCAGTTGTTTTACCAACTCTAGATTCTACTTTTGATGTCATTTCTCTTACATCAAATGCTTGATTCATAGTAATTCCATTAGTAATATCTATTAATGTTCTTTCAAGAGCTGCAGTCGCTTCTCTTGGTTTAGGTAATTGTACTACACGTGGTGTAGTTTCACGTCTAATAAATTTAGCTAAATATGCTGACATACCAGCTTCATTTATTAATTTATATTTTAACATAATGCCTAATGCTTTATGCACATCTTTAGGTACTTTAATCATCATCGTTCTCCATTTGTTCGATTGTTATTGTATACTTTTTACCATCAATAACTGCATTAAAATCAGCTTCACAAGTATCTGTTGTGGCTTGACCATGATCTGTTATTGAGGCATTTAAGTTTTTAATGAGCATCTGTTCGATAGCTAACATTAATTCATTTGTTTCCATTAATTTACTCATATTTATATCTACCTTTTTTATTTGTATTTGTCGGTTGTTGACCACAAGCTACATAAACTTTCCAATCATCTCTATGTGGAAAATTACATACATCAAATGTAGTCATTGCTTGATTCCAACCATCAGCATTAGTAAATAAATGTACATCATATCTTTCATTATGAAACATATATACTGAGTTTTTTTCATCATCGTCTCCACGATATTGTATTTTTTTCTTTGGCATATAACTCCTATGATAAGTATTTCTTAATTTGTTTACTAACAAGCTCTGCAAATCTAAACCACTCTTTGATTAGATTTCTTCGAGAAGTTTTTCTCTCTTTAATTACTTGTGCAACAGCTTTGTCAGATGCTTTGTTTAGTATTTTTTCTTGTTCATCTAATCTCATTGCAACCACCCTATGTTGTCAAACCAACCTGAATGTGTAGCATGAATTAGACCAAGAATCACAAGAGTAGCAATCTGCATCATAGCCAAAAATTTTACACTTTTTACTACGTCTTTGATTCTATCATCATGATTCAATATTACTTTTGTTTGCGACTTACTTAGATCAACTACTTTATCAACTTCTTTCGCAATCAAAGTATTCATTTTATCTTGTCTACTTTCTTCCATAACAACCTTTCTGTTAGGCATTGCCCAACCATTCGAGATTGGGCAATAGCCAATAGTTTATTTCTTATTAGTAATAGCAAAAGCAGGATTGAACACATCTTTCGGTATTTGAAAGTTTATTCTTTGTGTTGCACCTTCTTCAGCTATTCTCATTACTGCTACGTTAAGAGGTAGTCCTGAGTTAAGAATATGTTTAGCTTTTTTCTTAGATATATCTAAGAGCTGTAATGCTTTACCTTTTGGTCCAGCATAATATGCTTTCTCAGTTTCTTCTCTACATAGTTTCTTGATTAGAGCTTCATGATCTTTTGGATCACTGATAAGTTTTCTAGATATATCAGTTGTCCATTTTCTCTCTTTGTTCCATTTCAATAACTGCTCGTACATAAGATCAACAGCTTTATCTAGCTTGTTTTTCTTCTCTTGTTCGATCATGTTTTTGTTAGTAACAAATTGATGATACTCTTGATGTTTAGTTTTTATCTCATCCATCAGTGTATCAAGCTTCAATCTAGCCTGAAACTTTGGATAGTTTGTTTCAGAGATTTCATCAATCTCATCTATCATTTCAGATTTCAGACTAGACTTTCTTGCTTCATACTCTGAATCAGTATTGTAATCCCAATACGCATATTCTTCTTTACGTATTGGTCTCATAACTTTATCAGTCATTAAGCAACCTTTTCTGTTTGATCATTTGATTTAGACATGCTTTCTAATATCTCAGCAGTCTCCATTGCATTCTTCTCTCTTACTTTATCCAATGCTTCTTTAGTAGCAATGAACACAGTAGTAATTGCAGAAGTTTGCGTGTAACTAGGTAACTTAGAATGTCTTGGATCTTTCATTACCATAGCTGCACATTGAAAGTATAGCTCACACATATATCTAGCCATACCCATTTTCTTCTCAACTCTTTCAGCAACTGGTAGTTTCTTTGTTTCTTCCATCGGTATCCTCCTTTCTTTTGATTTCGAATGGCATTTCAAGTCTTTCAGGTGTATTCTTTTCAATACACTTGTACAGACCAACACACACTCTGATTGGTAATGTGAACGCTTTGATAAGCACATCACCTGCTTTTTCTATACGTTTCATATTCTTCCTTTCGTTTACGTAAACGTAGATATTTACTACGTACTTGACGATATTCATCATCAAATTCTTTCGTTCCAGGAATTGGATCGACATCGGCAGTGAGCCAATTCCAACCTTTTCTCACGATGAGACCTGTAACGCTATAAGCAATAACTCTGACAATATTAATAATTCCCACATCATTTCCTTTCGTTAAAATAATTACTTTCAGCATTGATATCTATTCGATACCATTTGTTTAGTATTCTTTTACTACTACTATCAATACCTGCTCTTTGACCTCTTGGTTTGTTTTCAACCCATTCATCAAGCGTAGCACGTGGATCTGTCAACATTATGATACTTGGATCCCATTTAAAATGTTTACATATTGCAAGTAATTGTTCTGCATATAATCTATTTTCACATCTCTCAATTTTTTGATATTGTTGAAATGTTACTTCTAGTACATCAGCTACATTTTCTTGTGAGTATCCATGCCATACTCTGTGTAATAACAACTGTTTAGCTAGTTGTTTTGCTTCAGGTAATCGGTTAAATTTTTTTCTTCTACCCATTACTCCTCCTTTCCATATAGTTTATCATAGACAAGCAGCTCTCGTTTGGTAGAGCTGGTTGGCTTAGTTATCACTCTTATCGATGGTTTACCCTCTCGATATACTTTAACTAAGGTTATCCATCCTTTTTTTGGATATATTATCTGTAAGTATACAGGCTTTATCCAATATTGTTTCCACCAGGAAATGTTCTCTTTACGTAGTGAACCAGTAAAATCTTGCCTATATATTAGCTTTACTGCTCTTGCTAGATTTATTGGCTTTTCCTTGAACTTTCCTTTTAGTATTACTCGGTACACTCTTGACCTCCTTGCAATCTGTGAAGATAGCCAAATGTTTCATATGAGCAGTATACTCTGTATCTGTCATACCTTTGATCTTTGATTTCATTATAACCTCTCTTGGTATATTCTAGTAACATACCATTTACTTAAATAACTATCTTGATCATATCGTTCACCAAGTTTAGCTTTTAATTTATCTTCAACCCATCTTTCGTTTCTCCATCTAGAACCTGAAGTATCATATTCAGATTGAGGCATATATACTATATGTTCTCTCTTTACTCTGTTCTTTTCATCATATACATGGGTTACTTCACATATAAATTTTCTAAGCATAGTATCTCCTTACCAACTACAATAATATTCAGGTATATTACCATTTGATAACTCATCTTTGCACCATTGCAAAAATTCTGTATCTTGTTCTTTATATTCTTTAACTGATTCTTCTTGGAATTGCTGACCCCAAAAGAATCCATCAGTAGCAAAATAATCATAGTATCCATTATTAATAGCTTCTTCTAAATGTTTTATTACTTCTTCATTAATAACTACTGGACCACCATTAAAACCTAATCCCATATCATTATCATTACTCTCTTTAGGATTTTGTTTGGCATACATAGCAGACATAAACTGCTGCAATCTTGCATGTTTTCTCCAGTAGAAATCTTCTTGCACATCTACTTTACCTTCTTTATTTCTTAGCTGTGCATATTGATCTAATCCCATATACTCTCCTATGTTATTGTTAAAAAATTTAGTGCTGTATTTATTCTCGTGGAACAGCACAAACCACATGTACAAATAGTCCAGTGTACATAAGGACTACATAAGAATTCATTTACTAGGCATCGCCTAGCTGAAAGCAACTAGGCGATAGCCAACTATTTATTTCGATTGATATTCAACCAATCGTTGTACCATTTCAACAAGTGTATCTACTTTCTTTTCGATAGCTTGTTCTTTTCTGTACTGAGCCAGAGGCTTGTATTTATCTGGATTAGCTTTTACGTAAGCAATCCTTTCAGCCAATGGTTTGGACTCAGTGTATGGTACAAACATTTGTTGTTGTTTATCTGACATTTTATCTCCTTTCGATAAAGGTTATTTTCGCTGGGAATAATAACCTTTAGATTGTTTTGATAGTTCTATATCTCTTAGGAATCGTATACCTGACACAATGCATATAGCTAAACCTATCCATACGCTGTAATGTACCATTAATACAACTCCTAAGTTTAATAATACAAAAGATAATAACATACTTACCAGTATCATTATTTATCCTTTTCTTCGTGGGTTATGGCTTTGAAGAACTTGTAGCCACAATACCCACCTATTACTTGACCAACTATTAACAATGACAACCATATAGCTAATAGGGTCATAACGATTGTACTTAACATAGTATTATCCTTTCTGTGCACCACGACATGACTGTCAAAGTAGCACTTATTTGTATGTCTATTGAATTACTGACAATCAAGTTATCCAATAATATCAACAGTATTAATCATGTTCGGCAATCAACTTATCAACAGACCAGCTGGAGTAAGAGATTACCAAACATATATAACAACAATTTCGTGTTGCCTACTGGCAACTTCAATACGAAATTGTACAAACAAACAAAAGACAATCGCAACAGCGATTGACAGCTACGAGCAGCCGAAGGCTGCGAGTGGGGTTTTGAAACTACCCCTGCAACATCGACATACATGTCGATAGTGCAAATAGGGGGGTTTAGTACAGCTCTGCCAATAGGTGGGGTTTATATCAATAATAAGGAGTAAAATATGATAACAGCAATAGGCAGAGTTGGTGCAGAATTTGTAAAAAAACTGTATACAGCAAAAAAATTCGCTGGAAAAAAGACGAATGAAGCTGTTACTTTTTTAGGTAACAGAAATAAGCCTAAATTAGCTAAAGCAGTAGCTATAACAGGCAAGAAAACCAACGAAGGTATTAAGTTTGTAGATAAAACTATAAGAAAATACCCTAGATCTGCGTCAGCAGTAGGTGGAGCTATAGGTTTTGATTTAATTGACGATGCATAATGGCTAAAAAACACAATTTTTTGAACAAAGTCGAGCATGAAAGCCGATCAAAGTTTAAAAAAACGTCAATTAGCACCAATAAAAGCAGAATCAAATGGTCATCAATGAACAAACACAAGAAAAGGATGCATAAAAAATGAAAACTAGGTATTTAATGTTTGATGTAATCGATAAATTAGATCCAAAGGCTATGTTGAAGATTCAACGTAAGCGAAAACAGTTTTCAAAAGACTTGAAAAATCCAAAATTTAGAGCTAAAGCTAAACTTAAGGATTACAAGGAGGTTTTATAATGGCATCCCCAAAACCAAAGAACCCTGCGTTGTACGCTAGGGTCAAAGCCGAAGCTAAAAAGAAGTTTAAAGTATATCCCAGTGCATATGCAAACGCATGGTTAGTGCGAACGTATAAAAAGCGTGGTGGAAAATACTAATGGCTTATCAGGGTGGTCTACGAAAATGGTTCGCAGAAGATTGGCGAGACGTTAAGACTGGTAAAAAGTGTGGACGTTCAGGTAAGAAAGACAAAGGTAGACCATATCCTGCTTGTAGACCAAAACGTGTAGCTGGTAGAATAAGTAAAGCAGAAGCTCGTAAAAAGACTGGACCAAAACGAGTTAAATGGTCAGTAACAGCATCTGGAAGGAAAAGAAAGTAATGGCAAAAACACCTGCATGGCAGAGAAAAGAAGGCAAATCCAAAAGTGGGGGTTTGAATAGGAAAGGCATAGCTTCATATAGACGAGCTAATCCTGGATCTAAGCTCAGCATGGCAGTTACAGAAAAGAATCCAAAAGGAAAACGTGCTGCTAGACGTAAGTCGTTTTGTGCAAGGATGAAAGGTATGAAACGTAGACTTACTTCTGCAAAAAC